ATGACGAAGCTCGACAGCATCGAGGAGGCACTACGCAAATGAAGCTCAACAGCGCGTCCTTCGCCAAGCTCAAAGGCGTCCATCCCGACCTGGTGCGCGTCGTGCTGCGCTGCGCCGAAGACTGGGCCGAGGCCGACACGGGTTTCGTCGTCACCTGCGGCGTGCGCACGCTGGAGGAGCAGAAGATCCTCAAGGCCAAGGGCGCCAGCAAGACGTTACGGTCCCGACATATCCCAGCGGCAAATAGTTTTTCACATGCCGTCGATCTGGCCTGCACGATCAAGGGCGCGGTGCGCTGGGACTGGCCGCTGTACGACAAGCTGGCCAAGCGCATGAAGGCCGCCGCCAAGAAGGAAGGCGTGCTGCTGGAGTGGGGCGGGGCGTGGACAAGTTTCAAAGATGGGCCACATTTTCAACTGCCGTGGGTCCAGTATCCCGGCACCAAGACAGGAGCGAAGACATGACGAAGGAAATGGTTTGGGGCGTAGTGCGCGCCATTCTTGCGGCTGGTGGCGGTTACGTTGTCGGCACCGGTGTTATTGACGCCACCGCCATGAACGAGATTATCGGCGCGCTCGGTGTCATCTTCGCCGCTGGCTGGTCTATCTGGGCCAAGAAGTGAACTGGCTTGAGATTGCCGCCGTCGCTGTGCTGTTGATCGGCATTGGCGCTGGTGGCTTTCTCGTTGCCCAACGGCCGTCCTTCTGGATCGGCCTAGTCACGGCTGCTGTACGGCCCGTTCTCCCTCTTCTTCTGGCGTTATTGGCCAAACGGATGCCTCCCGAACAGGAGCAGGCGTGGCGGGATTGCATCCGCCGTGGCGGCGAGTGGGATCATCATCGGAAGCGGTGCAAGAGGTAAGCCACCGCTCGATCAGCGTGGCGTAGCCAGCGATGTCCCGCCAGTGATCGGACTCGTGCGGATTGCCTGACAAGATGCGGCCAATCTTGCTGGCGATCAACTCCAGCGTCTCGCGCTGGGGATCGTCAAGCGTCCTCCAGTTCTTGCCGCGGCGCATGGCGTCCTTCAGTTCCTGTGCCATCATAGACACTTGATAATAATCGCCGTGGGTCTTCTCGCGTTCGTCTAGAATGTCATTCATCTCTCACCGCCCTTACAGTCAATTCCATACCCAGAACGTTATAGCATGCCTCCAGTTCCGCAACGCGCGGGCAGTGCCGCGTTCGCCAGCCCTTGAACGTGTTTCGTGCGATGCCCGTCCGTTCGGCCATGTCGGTGACGCCGATCCGCTGGCTGTTCATCTCCGCGTACAGCCGCCGCACCAGCGGGTGCGCGTGCTGCGGGATGGGCATGTGCCGGAAACGCCTCATTGCTTGTCTCCTGAGAGTGCGGCGAGAATTTCCTTGCGTTCACGCACCGCGCGCAGCGTCGTGTAGCGCTGGTGGATGCGCACCGCGTAGGTCGGACGCTTGTGGACCTCGACCTCCTCGTCCAGCATGGCCTTGACCTGGTGCTCGTCACGCATCGCCAGAACCACGTTCAAATCGTGCCAATTCCAACTCATCCTTTCAACTCCTCCAGTGCAATGTCCGATATGGCGCGCTTGTCGGCAAGGGCCGCCCAAATGCGCTCGTCGATGGTCTTGTTCGTCAGCAGGACGTAGACCCATACGTCGCGCTCCTGCCCGCTGCGGTGCAGACGGCCGACGACCTGCTCGTAGAGTTCCAGCGACCACGGCAGCGACAGGAACACCAGGTGGTGGCCGCCGTGTTGCAGGTTGAGGCCGTGGCCCGCCGACTTGGGGTGAACCGCCAGCAGCGGGATCTTGCCCGCGTTCCAGCGCTCGATCACGTCGGCGCCGTCGTCCAGCGTCCACAGCCGCCCAGGATAGCGGCGCTTCAGTTCCGCCAGCTCCTCGATGAAGTTGTAGACGATCAGCGTGTTGGCCCGCTGGTTGCCCTCCAGCACCTCGTCCAGCAGGTCGAAGCGGTGCGTCGAGAACCAGTGCGCCGCCTTGGTGACCTTGAACTGGCCCGCGGTCTCGGACGCCGTTGAGACGCTATCGTAGACCCAGCCGCTGGCCATCTGTTGGAGCTTGGTCGTCACCGCAGCGGCCGACGGCGCGCTGATCTCCTTGCCCTGCATCTCGACCACGAACTCCTTTTTCATCTTCTCGTATGGCTCGCGGTCGGGCAGGTCGCAGCGCATCTCGACCACATGGCACGGCGGCAGCTTGTCCTTGTAGACGCCGGGCTCCAGCACGAACGTCGCCGGGCGGATGCGGGTCATCACCTGCTCCAGCGCACCGCGGCGCGGCATCCACTCACCAAAGTCGCGGTTGATGCAGACGAAGTACTGCTGAAGGAACGCGCCCTTGGCGCGACCGAGCAGCTTTTCGTCGATCACCTTGCACTGGCCGAACACGTCCTCCAGCCCGTTGGACGTGAACGAGCCGGTCAGGCCCCAGCGGATCTTGAAGCGGTCGAGCACCTTCAGGAGCGACTTGAAGCGCATACCCGAAGGGTTCTTGAGCCGGGTCAGCTCGTCGAAGACGATGCCGTCGAAGTCACCCTCGGGCATCTTGTCGAGGTTGTCGTAGTTGAACACGACGATGTTCACCTTGGCCGCGAACGCCGCCTTGCGCTGCGCCGCGTTGCCGATGGCAACCGCCATGGTCAGGTCGGGCGCCCACTTCTTGCGCTCGACTGGCCACACGTCGGTGCAGACGCGCTTGGGCGCCACGACCAGCCACCGCTTGGCGTGGCCATCCCGCTTCATCTCGGCCATGGCCCGCAGCGTGATGGCCGTCTTGCCCGCGCCCACAGGGGCCAGGATCATGGCGCGGTCGCGTTCGTAGAGGAACGTCACGGCGTCGTTCTGGTAAGGTCTAAGGGCGAGCGTCAAGATAGGCTCCGATCACTTCTGCCGCTGCTTGCGGGACGATGGCATTGCCGTAGGCGCGCAGGCGTCCCACGCGGGCGGGAGCCCCATGAGCCAGCGGGAATGTGCCGGGTTCAACTGGCCGCCACTTTCCATCGCGGCAGTGGAGCCAGTCAGCATCTCGCCAGTGGCCGTTAGTCGGGCGGGGCCGGTCAGCATGTGCGCCTGTTTCGCTAGGTTGCTTTGAGACGCACCCGGCCTGCTCCATTCCCGTGCCATCGCTTCCGGCGACATGCGGCTCTGATTGTCGTCCTGCACCGATGGGGTGCCCCAGCCCGCCATCTGCGCCGCCCCACCCATCAGCAGTTCGCCCTTGCGATTTCCGCCCCGGCTCGTCTGCCCGCCCGTCATTGTGTTGGGCGTTGGCCAGCCCGCCAAGTTCGCCTGTCTCGGCAACTGGTCGAACCGCTCCGAGCCGTCCTCCCTCGGCCTGATGTCCGCGCCGCTGTCCTTCCAGTCCCTGGTGGTGGTGGTCACCCAGCCGGTCAATGCCGCTTGGGTGTTCAGCCCTCCGCTGCGCGTCCCATCCAGTTTCCTGATTCCGTTCATGTCGCTCGTCGTTGGCGTCAGCCAACCGCTCTCCAACAAACCAGAGGCGCTGGCGGATGTGCGGTGCGCCGACGCCCGCAGCGCACAGATCAGCCGCCCCAAGGGCGTAGCCCGATGCTTCCATGTCAGACTGTACAGTGTCGAGCCAGCCGAGGCCGTCCTTGCTCGCAACCTGCTCTCCAAAGACAACTGGAGGATGGCACTCGGCGATGAGCCGGTGGAACTCAGGCCAGAGGTGACGCTCGTCGGCAAATCCTGCTCCCTTTCCGGCGGCGCTGAAGGGCTGGCAGGGGCAGGAGCCGGTCCAGACGGGCCGGTCGTCGGGCCATCCTGCGAGACGGAGGGCGTAGGACCAGACGCCGATACCGGCGAAGAAGTGGCACTGCGTGTAACCCTTGAGGTCGCCCGAAGCCACGTCCCGAATTGATCTGTCATCTACGTCACCTTCCGCTATCAGTTTACTGTCGATCAGGTTGCGCAGCCATTGGGCTGCGTAGGGGTCGAACTCGTTATAGTATGCCGCCATTCGTCTATCTCCGTTTTTGACCATAGTGTCGTGTAGTTTTGTCCGAGTTCCTTCATGCGGGCCGCGAAGAGTTTCTGGAGCGGTGACAGCCGCCCGCCGGGGGCTTTGAGTTCCACGAACCACACGACGCCGCCTGGCAGGCAGGCGATGCGGTCGGCCACGCCGCGGTGGTTGGGCGACTTGAACTTGTAGGCCGTCCCGCCCATGCGCTGCACCGTCCAGACGAAGTACTTTTCGATCTCACTTTCGCGTACCATGACCATCCTCTAACAAACAATGCTTGACAGGTCAACAAGAAATCTGTAACGGTTGACGAAACAACAGGAGACGACAATGGACGAGATCGCAGAAATTGATTTGAAAATTGCAGACGCAAAGGCGCGCGTTAAAGAACTGCAAGCGGAAAGACGAATGTTGCTGCAAAAAAAAGCGCACATTGTAGCCGCGACAAGCGCCAAACGCGGCGTATTTATAGACATTGACCGCGTAAAGTTAAGTTGGACCGATTTGAGTTTGAGGTCGCGCAACGTCGTGCGGTTTATGGGCGCTGAAACAATACACGGGCTAGCACAACTGACCGAGCGGGATATACTTCGGGAGCCAAACGCAGGTGCTGTGGTTGTGGAAGAGATAAAGGACTTTTTGCTTCAGTTTGGTCTTACATTGAAGGGTGGCGAATAATGGCCCAACACTCTAACATCGTCGGCGGCTCGACCGCCAAGCGTGTCATTGCGTGCCCCGGCAGCGTCGCGCTTGTGCAGCAGGTGCCGCCCAAGCCGTCCAGCAGTTACGCCGACGAGGGCACGCTGCTGCACAACGTCATCGCCACCATTCTGGAGACGACCAAGAGGCCCGAGGAGTTCCTTGGGTTGATGTACAACGGCATCGAGTTGACGGAGGACCGGCTGGAGCGCAAGCTGCTGCCCGCGTTGGCGGTGCTGGATGAGATCGACCCGGATGGACAGTTGGAATACGCGGTCGAGCAGGTGGTGGGCTTTGGTGACGCTCTCCCTGGTGTTTTTGGTTCCGCCGATCTTGTTGGCCGGATTGGCAATCGCGGCATTCTGCTGGACTGGAAGTTTGGCGATGGCGTGCCTGTCGAGGCTGAAGAGAACCCGCAGGCGCTCTTCTACACGGCTGCCGCACTTCGCACCGAGGCGACACGCTGGGCCTTCGAGGGCGTCGAGACGGTCGAGGTGATCATCGTGCAGCCGCCGCATGTGCGGCGCTGGGTGACGGACCTCGACCGGGTGCGCCGCTTCGAGGCCGAACTGATCATGGCTGTCAAGACCGCGCAGCGGCCGGACGCGCCGCTGGCGACCGGCGACCACTGCCGCTGGTGCGCTGCCAAGTCGATCTGCCCGCTGGTGAACGGTGCCGTCGAGCGCGCCAAGCGCGAGAACATCAAGGCGGTCAACGTGGACCGTCTGACGGAGGCGCTGGCCAGCATTGAGCTGCTGGAGGGCTGGATCAAGGACGCCCGCGAGATGGCTGTGACGCTGTTGGAGGCGGGTGTTGAGGTGCCCGGCTGGAAGATGGTCCCGAAGCGGGCCACGCGGCAGTGGGTGAACGAACAGGCGGCATTGACAGCCCTTGCCGAAGCAGGCTGTAGTGCTACGGAATTGACGGAGTTGAAGAGCCCGGCGCAGGTCGAGAAGGTGCTGAAGAAGCACAAGCTCGCCATGCCGGAGGGGCTCATCACCGCCGTCTCATCGGGTGACACGCTGGCAACCGCGGATGATCCGCGCCCGGCGTCGTTGCAGGTCGGCAAGCATCTCGCTGCTGCCCTTGGTAAACTTGTCTAAGGAAGGACAATAAGATGAACGCTATCGTGTTTTCTAAGGCCAATCTTCCCTCCGTCCAGAACCTGTCGCAGGCACTGCGCTCGCTTGATGCGAGCGTTGGCGGCGGCGACAGCGCTGCGATCCTCAAGATGGACAAGACCGGACACTGGGTGTTCGGCGCTGACCAGACCGAGGTCGAGGACGGCAGCACCTGGGCCGTCAATCCGTTCTCGTTCGTGCACGGTTACATCGCCTGGGGCGATGGCGAGGTGCTGGCCGAGAAGATGGTGCCGGTCAACGAACCGCTGCCCGAACTGGACCCCGCGCCGCCGCAGGCCAAGCGCGGCTGGGAGCTTCAGGTCGGCATGAGCCTCAAGTGCATGTCCGGCGAGGACGAGGGGCTTGAGGTGCGCTACAGCGTGACCAGCGTCGGCGGCAAGCGTGCCGTGCAGAAGCTGGCCCTTGACATTGCGGCGCAGGTCGAGGCCGATCAGGCCAAGCCGGTGCCCGCGGTGAGGCTGAAGAAGGACCACTACACTCACAAGTCCTACGGGCGCATCTTCACGCCCGTGTTCGAGGTCGTGAACTGGCTGGGGCTTGATGGCCAGACGGAAGAGACGCCCGCAAGCGAAGCGCCGGTGGATGCCCCCACCCGCCGCCGTCGCAGCGCGTAACGGGCGAGGGGCGCGGTTTCTGCCGAGGCCGCGCCCCGACCACATCCATGACAATACTCTGGGTTGACTTCGAGACCCGCTCGCGCTGCGACCTGCCGAGCCGGGGCGTGTACAACTACGCGCAAGACATCTCCACACAAGTGCTCTGCATGTCCTACGCCTTCAATGACGAGGACGTGCAGACGTGGACACCCGATCAGTCCTTTCCACAGAAAGTTTCGGCGGCAATTCTTTCTGGCGCACAGATCCGCGCCCACAACGCCGCCTTCGAGCGGCTGATCTTCTGGTACGTCATCTGCCCTGACCACGGCGTGCCCGAGCCTGCGCTGACGCAGTTCTACTGCACCGCGACGCAGGCCCGCGCCAACTGCGCACCGGGTAGCCTGGAGGACGTGGGCCGCTTTGCGGGCGCAGGGATGCGCAAGGACCACCGTGGCGCAGCACTGGTGCGTGCGCTGTCCATCCCGCAGGCCAACGGCACGTTCCGCGAGGACGCCGGGTTGATGCAGGAGATGATCGAGTACTGCGAGCAGGACGTGCGCGCCATGCGGGCCTTCTCGAAGGCTATGCGCGGGCTGACCGACGAGGAGCTGCTTGACTACCACGTCAACGAGCGCATCAACGACCGCGGCGTGCGCCTCGACCGCCCGCTGGCGCAGGCAGCCGTCAAGTATGCCGCCGCCGAGCAGGAGGAGATCGAGACGATCTTCCGCGAGATCACGGGGCTCACCAGCGTGCGTAGCCCCCGTATGCGCGAGTGGGTGCTGGAGCGCGTTGGGCCGCAGGCACGGGCCATGATGATGGTCTGGAAGGACGGCGAACAAAAGGCTAGCATCGACAAGACCGTGCGGTCCAACCTGCTGGCGATGGAGAACCCTGATGAAGTATCCCCGGAAGTCCATGAGGTGGTGCAGTGCGCGGACGATCTCTGGGCATCGTCCGTGGCGAAGTTTGAGCGAGCTGCATCGCTCTCAGATGATCTCGACAGTCGCGTCCGGGGTGCGTTTGTATTCGCTGGCGGAAGCGCTACGGGCCGAGCATCAAGCTACGGATTACAGGTACACAACTTCCCACGAAAATGTGCCAAAGAGCCTGAACTAGCCCGCCAGGCACTCGTGCGCGGGCATCAGATCGTGCCCGAGTTTGGCAAGCGCGTCACCGACGTGCTGAAGTCGATGCTGCGCCCGGCGCTGATCCCGGCCGAGGGCAAGTCCTTTGCCGTGTTCGACTACGCCCAGATCGAGGCCCGCGTCACGCCGTGGCTGTCGATGGACGGCGAGGAGACGCTGGACGTGTTCCGCGAGGGCCGCGACATCTACGTTGCCGTCGCCGCGCGCATGTTCAACGTCGAGGAGACGGCCGTCACTGACGAGCAGCGGCAGCTTGGCAAGGTGGCCGTGCTGGCCTGTTTAGCCGAAGACACGTTAGTGTTGACGGATAACGGATGGAAGGCTATTCAGGAGGTAACACAACTCGACGCACTATGGGACGGTGAAGCATGGGTGACGCACCAAGGAGTAATTCCAAGAGGTGTAAAGCAGACTGTCAATGTGGCAGGCATCGACGCAACGCCGGATCATTTGTTTCTTGCAGCGAACGAGTGGGCCGAGGCGCGGCTACTCGCTTCAAGCGAACCGTTGCTTTGCCGAGCGTTGGCGACAGGTTCGGAGAACTTGCCATCATTGGTTTTCAAATCGGTCCCGCTGGCGGGGTACGAGGCGCGATTGTGCAATGCTCGTGTGGTGCCGCCCCTCACGTCGCCGCTCTTCACAACCTTAGAAACGGCGCTTCTACGCGCTGTAATACGTGTGCAAAAAAAGCTACTGGACATTGGATTAAGAATTACTTCCGGTACGCAACCGTTTGTCCAAATGATGCGCATCGGCGGCGACTTCTTAATCGTTTGTCCGCTTGCAAAAACAGGTGCCACAACCCAAACGACCGAGGGTTCCCAAACTACGGCGGGCGAGGTATTCGTCTTTACAAGCCGTGGCACACTGACAAAGTTGCGTTCCTTGCGTACGTTATGTCGCTGGATGGCTGGGATCAGCCGCGCTTGGAACTGGATCGTATCGACGTCAACAAAGGATACGAACCCGGCAACTTACGATTTATCTCAAAGCGCGACAACTGCAACAACAAGCGCAGCATTCAAAAAATGCAGCGATACATCCTCGAACTTGAGGCGCGTCTACGACATTGCGTATGCGGGGCCTCAAAATCGCTTCACAGTGATGAGTGCAAGGGGGCCGCTGATAACACATAACTGCGGGTTCGGCGGCGGCGTGGGCGCGTTCAGCGCCATGGGCCGCGTCTACGGCGTCCACATGCCCGAGAGCGAGGCGAGGCGCACCGTGGACCTGTGGCGCCGCGCCAATCCGTGGGCCGTGCCGTTCTGGTCGGATCTGGAGCAGGCCTACACCCGCGCCATCCGCAACCCCGGCGAGGTGTTCACGGCGGGCCGCGTCCAGTACATGAAGCAGGGCGACCACCTGTGGTACGCGCTGCCGTCGGGCCGCGTGCTGTGCTACCCCTACGCGCGGTTCGAGGAGGACGGCGTATCCTACGCCAAGGCGTCGTGGAAGCCTGCGGCGGATGCCAAGGAGTGGCCACGGGCGCGGCTCTGGCGCGGGCTCGCCTGCGAGAACATCGTGCAGGCCACTGCCAACGACATCCTGCGCGAGGCGCTGCGCGGTCTGGACGCCGCGGGCGTCGAGGTCGTCTTGCACGTCCACGACGAAATTGTAGCCGAGGTTGATACAGAAAAATCAGAAGAATTGGCAGCCGCGATGCAGGCTGTTATGGTTACCCCTCCCGCGTGGGCTGAAGGGCTTCCTTTGGGTGCCAGCGGCAAAGTGCTTGCTCGTTACGGTAAGGCATGAGGTGAACCATGAAGAACGTACTGCTTGCGGCTCTGGCCGCGCTGCTGATCTCCACCGCCAGCGTTGAGGCCCGCGAGCCCGGCCAGCCGAGGGGTTGCCCGTCGCGCTGGTGCGGTTGCTATCTGGCGCACTATTTCGGAATGCCGCATCGCAAGGATCTGTGGCGCGCACGGAACTGGGCCCGGATCGGGCGTCCGACGCGGGCGCGGATCGGCGCCATCGTCGTCTGGCGCAATCACGTCGGCGTGATCGTCGGCAGGACAGCCAAGGGCTGGGTGGTTAAATCCGGCAATGACGGCAACCGCGTGCGGTCGCGGGTGAGATCGGTCAACAACGCAATCGCGTTCCGCACGCTGAAGTAACGACGACAAGAGGAAACAATGTCAGACCTTCTAGAATACTTGACCGGCCTTGCGCCGGACGGCGAAACAGCCCTGATCGTGCGCCAGAAGCCCGTCATGTACGACGGGCAGCAGGTCACACACCGTGATGGCACCCTCAAGTTCACATGGCCCGCCTTCCTGCCGTCGCGTGTGCGCAGGGGCGGCGAGAGCTGGTTCATCAACACGGGCTCGTTCATCATCGACCGTTTCGATGGCAAGCCGTCGGCGTCGGCGGCCAACTGCGAGTTCGTCCTGTTCATGATGCTGGACGACATCGGCACCAAGTCCAAGACCCCGCCCGTGCCGCCGACGTGGATCGTCGAGACGTCGCCCGGCAACTGCCAGTGGGGCTACGCCTTCAAGGAGCAGCCGACCAAGGCTGAGTTCGTCGCGGCCATCACCGCCATTGCGGCCGCAGGCTATACCGACCCCGGCGCCACCAACGCGGTGCGCAACTGCCGCCTGCCGGGCTCGCCTAACCTCAAGCCGGGGCGTGACCTGTTCCCGGCGCGGCTGGTCGAGTTCCACCCCGAGCGCGAGTACACGCTTGCCGCCATCTGCGAGGGGCTGGACGTCACGCCAGCGCCCGCCGACAGTGCTGGGCCGCAGGTGATCCGCCTGCGCGACACGGGCTCCGACAGCGTGCTGAAGTGGCTCTCCGAGCAGGGGCTGGTGCTCTCCCAGGTCAACCGCGAGGGCTGGTGCGGCGTCGTCTGCCCAAACCATGCCGCGCACACGGACGGCCAGATCGAGGGGCGTTACTCGCCCGTCAACCGGGCGTTCTGCTGCTACCACTCCCACTGCGAGCATCTTGACAGCAATGCGTTCCTTGCATGGGTGGCCGAGCAGGGCGGGCCGACGGTGCAGGCGGGCTTCCGCGAGGAGCTGGTGGCCGAGCGCATGGCCATGGTGGCCGCGACGATCCAACCGACCGAGGCGTTCCCTGACGCGGCGGCCGAGGTCATCGCCGAGGTTGACCGCAAGGAGCTGGGCCGCCTGACCAAGCGCGAGTGGTTCAGCCGGTTTGCATACATCGTCGAGGACGACGCCTATTTCGACATGATCGACCGGCGGGAGATGACGCGCGGCGCGTTCAACGCGGTGTTCCGGCACGTCGATTGCAAGTCCATCCACACGCAACGCAAGGTCGAGGCGTCCGTCTGCTACGACGAGAACCGCCAGGGGGCGGGCGCGCGCGTGCTGCGCGGGCTGACCTACGCCGCGGGCGAGAGCGTTCTTGTCGCCAAGGACAGCGAGGTCTACGGCAACCGCTGGGTCAACGCGCGACCTGACCTGTCCGGCGTCGCGCCGGGCGACGTCACGCCATGGCTGGCCCATGCCGAGCTGCTGATCCCTGATCTGGTCGAGCGCGAGCACGTCTTCGACGTCATGGCCTACAAGATCCAGCACCCGGAGGTGAAGATCAATCACGCGGTGCTGCATGGCGGCGACGAGGGCTGCGGCAAGGACACGTTCTGGTTCCCCTTCATCTGGTCCGTGTGCGGGCCGGACCTGCGCAACCGCGGACTGGTGGACGCTGACGGCATCAATTCCCGCTGGGGCTACGCGCTTGAGAGCGAGATCCTGATCCTGAACGAGTTGAAGGAACCGGAAGCCGCGCAGCGCCGCTCGCTGTCCAACAAGCTGAAGCCGATCATCGCGGCGCCGCCCGATACGCTGACCATTGAGCGCAAGGGCCTGCATCCTTACGACATGGTCAACCGCCTGTTCGTGCTGGCGTTCACCAACGATCCCGTTCCGTTGTCGTTGCCGACGCAGGACCGCCGCTGGTTCTGCCTGTGGTCGCACGCGCCGCGCATGGAGAAGGCCGACGCGGTGGCGTTGTGGTCGTGGTACAAGAAGCAGGGCGGCCTCCAAGCCGTGGGCCGGTGGCTGCTCGACCGCGACGTGTCGGCGTTCAACCCGGCAGCCATGCCGCCGTGGACGGACTACCGGACGCGCCTCATTGAGACGGGCCGCAGCATGGCGGAGAGCTACGTCATCGAGCAGGTGCACAAGCCATCGCCCGAGTTCGCCGCGGGCGTCATCGCCTCCCCGTTCCATAAACTTTGCAGCACATTGCAGCAAGGCGCGCCCGGCGGCGTCAAGGTCCCCCAGGCGGCGCTGCTGCATGGCCTCAAGGAAGCAGGCTGGATCGACCTTGGCGCGGTCAAATCGGCGGAATATCAGACCAAGAAAAACATCTGGGCGCGCGAAGACATGACGCGCAGCTACTCAAAGAGCGACCTGCGGCGCATGATTGAGCAACCGCCGCAACCAGTACCGGCCCCAGCAACCGCGCCGGAGCCGGATCTTAAGCTAATCAAGGGCGGGCTTGACGGCTAACCATAAGCGCGCAATAGCCTGAAGCACCAGTTTCGCCGACCGGGCGCCAAGCCATGCATCGGTCGGCGATACATTTACAACCCGCATCGGGGTCGCCGTCGTAAGTTCTATTAGCTGAATAGTCCCCCTCGTTGGACGACCGTGCAAACGGGCACCAAAGCGTTTTAGCGTAAGTTGTTTTAACTCTCATTTTTGTTTCTCCTATGTTAAAGGTCGAGCCAGGCGGCCACAAGGGCCGCCAGCACCAAGGCCACCAGCATCAACATGACAGGGCGCGCTCTACAAGGGCGCGCTCTTCGTCGTATTGACCGTTCGCGCGCAGTTTGCGGAACGTCTTCAAGCTGTGGATCATCGTCGCATGATCACGGCGGTTCAGCCAAGCCGCGATCTTGTCCAGCGGCAGGTCGGGTCGCCGCAGGCGCAGTTCCCAGACCGCATGATGCCGCGCCGCGCTGACGTCGCGCGTCCGCGACGGGCCGCGCAGGATGTCGGCTGTGAGCCCATGCGCGGTCGCCACCGCCCACACGATCCGCTCGGGGTGCGTCGTCGGCAGCGTCACGGGCTCGCTATTGGGCGCGTCGGCCGCTCGCCGCAGGTGCTCCATGGCCATGCGGGCCGCGCGCCAGACCGTCACGGGCCCGCCCGCGAGCTGTACCAGGTCGTCGAGGTACGCCCGTAGGCGCCGCTCAATCTCTATTGCGTCCAGTGGCACGTCGTGATACGTCAAGGCTGTTTCCTCCCTATTGTTGACTGGCCCCCGGTGACGGGGGCCTTTTCTTCTATGAGGTTGCGGCGCATGGCCTCCGCTTGCGCGGCCGCAAGGGCCGCGTCGTAGCGGTTGCGGCGCACGTCCACGGCATCAAGGAAGCGCAACAGTGTCGCGTCGTCAAACGCGCTGCAATGGCCTGCCCAATAGGCGAAGTCCGGGGTCAATAGGTCAATTCCTTCACACGGCCGTTCAACGCCTCAGCGGTGGCCTGCCATTCGTTGCGGGCGCGCTCCAATTCGGAAACCTCTTCTGCAAGGGCTTCCGCGCGCTGGTTTGCGTCCATGAGGGCGTCATTGACGGCGTCGTAATCCGCGACGGCGTCAAGGTGCTCTTCGAGCCGTTCGGCAAGCGCGCGGATCATGTGCGCCTCCGGGCCGGTCCAGTTGCCGCGGTGCGCACGGTCGAGCAGATCGACGACGCCGAGCTGGTTGAGATAAGTGAAATCATGTGTCATGGTCGAGGTCCTTTTCATCTATCAGTTTGAGTTCACGTAGCACGGCCGCCATGCGCGACGGCGGCCAGGATACTTCGTCAGTGGCCGGGTCGCGGTGCACGTGGTGCGCCTCCGCGAGCCGTTCCGGGTCTGGCACCAGGCCGCGGGCGTCGTACAGCGGCCGCGTCATAGGTCCGGGTCCATGTAGAGGTCACAGATACCGTCGGCCGCGAGGGTCTCGCGCGCCTGATCGTGGATCCATTCGCGGTCGCAATGGTCGTATAGATCCTTCCAGAGCGGATCTGTGCGGCCGATTTCGGTATAGACCACGCGGCCATTTGTGATGCTTGAGAAATGGAACGCGGTGACGTCCCAATCGAGCACGCCAGACGGACCATCTGGCAACTCATAGTCAACGCGGGCTTCGCAGTCAAAGTCCGTCAAGTGGACGTCGCCGCGGTGGATGCCGATCGTGACCGGCACATAAAGATAGGACATTGTTTCCCTCCTAGAATAGCATGACAGCGTAGGTGAAGGCGTAGGCCGCGGCGCACACAAGCGCGACTTTGGCGAGCTGCGCGGCAAGGAACAGGCTATCACTCAGCATCGGCCATCTCCGGCGCATAGTGGCGGGCGAGTTCGTCGTAATCAATAGTGTTCATGTCCATCATGTCCGCGATGAACGACGACGCGGGGACGATTTCATCGACGTAGTTTTCGACGACGTCGCGGATATAGTCCGCCGTGATTTCGACGCCGTCGTCGGCATCCATTGCGAAGTTGTCGCCGAACCATAGGTTGACAAGCCAAGTTTCGCGGTTCTTCCATCCGTTGCACATAGTGTAGTCTCCATTAGTTGACATTGCGTGGAAAGTATACGGGCGGCATGTGCCGCCCGTCAATAGTTAGTTGTCAAGCGATGGAACGGGCGACGTTCCAGGGTGTCGCTTCCTTCACCGTGCGCATGGGCATGATGACGGCAAAGCAATCTTCACGGCCTGCAAACGTCACGCCATGCGGGCTTTCATTGTTCCAAGCATGAACGCGAAACGCGGTTCCGGTTTTGGAACCAAGCGCGCGCGACATTTGGCCAATGTCATAAATGTAGTCCGGATTAAAATGCGCGGGCGTCATGTGCTCAGGCTTGCCGGGTGAATAGCCGTCGATCGGCGGGATGACTGCTTTCCAGTTCGGGAATGTGCCGTCTACCGGCGCGAACACAATGCCGCCCAATGTGTTGCCGTTCAGTTCGATCGTGGCGGCCTTCTTCGGCGCCAGCTTGAGCGCGGCCTTGACCGTATCAAGCGGAATGATGACGTCGGCCGCTGGGGCTTCAGTCAGCTTGGCACAAAAGAGGCGATGGCCATCCGTCGTCACCAGGTGGCCCGTGGTGCTCAGGTGCACGCCGCGAAGGTAGTAGCGGCTCTCTTTCTGCGAAGCGCAAAGCAGGGCGGCCTTGAGAATGTCAGTAGCGATTAGCATAGTGTCGTCTCCTTTCTTGTTGATGCGCCCACTATGCCGAAGCATCCACGCAATGTCAACAACTATTTTATGACATGCGAAAACCAGGCTGAATAGGCCTCGCAAGGGTCGCTTGACGCGGAAAAATGGACGTGCTACGCCATATGGCGTAGTAAGCAAACGGCGGCCCAACGGCCGCCGTTTTTCGTTGGGTAGTTGGTGGGGTACGCGTGGGGTACAGCGTGGGGCAATG